CGCAAGGGCAACGGCAAGAAATCTGCGAACCTAAGGTATTCGGTCCCGACGAAGGACATGGGTGGAGGTATCTTTCCATATTCAGGCAACATGGGTAAACACATGGAGTCTGTATGTGCGATGACGAACCCCTTCTGTCCTGCCGCTCGTGGTTCAAAGATTCCGGATGATGATAGTTCGCCTTCTATCGCTTGTACTATGGTTAGTACGTTCGAGGTGGCTACCGATGCGAACGGCGATGCCGCGTTTTCGGTCCAGCCCAATTTGGCTTCTGTCTTTAAGAAGGCAACCGCTATTACAGGAACAACCGTTACTACGTGGGGCACCAGTTATCAAACTGCAAACCATGCAGAATATAACGCCACCTTTAACGAGTTCCGTGTGGTGAGCTTCGGTGTACGCGTGTACTCCGTTTTGGCTCCCACAGATCAAAGCGGTTATTGTCGCCTCGTTACGTCGCCAGAAAACATCCCCAATGGTACCAACATTGACGGAGGTTTATGGCAAGCTGTTGAAACTTATTCCATGTCTGGTCTCGACGCTCACGTCGTGCTCAAACCCATGGGAGTCGAGTGGAAAGAGTACAAAGCAGTTGGTACCGACTTCAGTTACAACACTGTCACGGGTATCGTCAAGGGGTCATCCGCCTCTAAGACGGCCCTCATTGTTGAAGTCATTATCAACACGGAAGGCACGGTGAACCTTGGATCTATTGCCGGCTCAATTGCCACTCCTGGCGCTCCCTCCAACCCAAATGCGTTGGGGGCCGCCAGTCGAGTGCATGCGAAGCACAACGGTCTTCACAACGCTCCTACACAAAGCGTTGGGTCGAAGCTCTGGGGCTTTGCCAAGAACGCGCTGCTAGACGTGGCAGCGTCTGCCATTCCCTACGTTGGTGGTGCAGTTAAGAGTTTGTTTACTACCCAAAACTCTTATCCTCGCATCATGAACGTGGACTAAATTCGTCGTGCCGCCGGTTTAAACACCGGACGTTGAGACGTCCTCCGCACACGAG